AGACCCATTTAATGTTCAGATTAATTTTGATCTAGCACAAGCCTACGATGCACAACAGCAATATGCATCTGCAGCTGGCTTTTATTTGAGGGCGGCAGAGTTTGGATACAAGACTCATCCATTAATTACATACACATCATTACTTAGAATGGCTATATGTTGGACACATCAGGGCGATAGAAATAAAACGGTTCATAATAATATCATGCAAGCAATAGCATATTTGCCAAATAGACCAGAGGCTTATTTTCTTTTATCAAGAATCAACGAACGCAATAAGATGTATCAAGACTGCTACACATTTGCTGAAATGGGATTACTGTATGCCACACATACTTTCCAACAACCACTTCCAGGATATGTTGATTATAATGGCGCATACTGCCTAATGTTTGAAAAAGCGGTGTCAGGATGGTGGCTTGGCAAAAAGGAAGAAAGCAAGTCCTTATTCCAACACTTATTAGATGACCATAAAATGGCTCCAGAATATGTTACTGGATGTATTAACAATTTGAAGTTGTACTAATATGTTTCCTAATTGGTTTAAAGATGTAGAAAAGTATTTCCGCCATGTGCCAAATGAGCCACTTCGTGCTTTGCAAATTGGCACATATACTGGAGATGCTACAGAATGGCTATTAAGTAACAGAGAAATACAATATCTTCATGATGTAGATACTTGGGGCGGAAGCGAAGAAGTTGCTCATGAATCATTAGATTTTAATTCAGTAGAAAGCTACTATGACTCTAGGTTTAATGATACTCGTATTTATAAATACAAAATGACAAGCGACGAGTACTTTGCTTCAAATAAATCACAGTTTAATTTTATATACATTGATGGAGATCATACAGCATTACAGACATCACTAGATGGATTAAATGCATTTAGATTGCTTGAATCAGGCGGTGTAATGGCTTTTGATGATTACCTATGGAACTACAATGGCAACCGCTTCTTAGAGCCTAAGAGAGGCGTTGACGGCTTCCTAGAGGTATGTAAGGATCAGTACACGGTCATAGAGTCTGGATATCAAATGTGGATTAAGAAATGTTAGCAAACGCATGTTTTGAAATATTTCATACAGACAGTGGAAATGAATTTAGAAACCAATCTTATAATAATGTTTTAAATGAAATGGCGGGAATACCAAGATTAAGCTCACCTACAATATACTTAAATACAGCAGAAAAGGTAGATGAATTTTTAAACGATACACCTGAATTTAGGGTAAATACTGTAGAAGATTATTGTCAGCCAGGAGAAACATTTCCACCTAGCTCTGGAGTAATTGGTGTATGGGCAAGCAATTACACAGCATATAAAAACTTTTTAGAAACAGACAAGGACATACTTATTTTGTTTGAAGACGACATTGTTCTTAGTAAAAATTTTACAAATATACTAAACTCATATTTAATGGAATTGCCAGAAGGCTGGGAATTTTTTTCACCGTTTGTCCCAGACGACTCTTTCTTTGCCTATAATGAAATGAAACATTCTTTTAATAATGACTACCTTACTTGCCGCTCTTATCAGCAATGGTCATGCGCTACATATGTGGTAAATAGGGTGGGAGCTAAGAGGGCTATAGAAAATATAGAGTCTATGGGAATAACAGCCCCTATTGATTGGTACATATTTAATTTTAGAATGAAGCAAGAAGACAGTCAAATTAGGTTTAACACCTATACAATTAAGCCAAATTCATATAGGCCAGTCAAGCTTTTATTGGAAGCCGCAGCCTATAGCTCAATTCATAAAGGAAGCACTGAGGAGCTTAATAGACTATGACTCTTATAACATTTAAGGTGGTATAATTTTAAAATGGGCTCAACGTCAAAGGGTTTTAGTTTTCCCGCTTATTCAGATCCGCCAGATATTCCTGCGGACATTCAGCTACTTGCACAAAATATTGATACATATCTAACAGCAAATCCAGGCGCACAAGGATCTGCTGGAACGCAGGGTTCTCAAGGCGTAGTTGGACCACAAGGAGTTCAGGGAACTCAAGGTGTTCAAGGAACAACTGGGTCGCAAGGAACGCAAGGAACTACTGGAGCACAAGGAACTATTGGTGCACAAGGTGTTCAAGGGTCTGTTGGCGCACAAGGTGTTCAAGGATCTCTTGGTGCACAAGGTGTTCAAGGAGCTACTGGCGCACAAGGATTGATTGGAACACAGGGATCTTTAGGTACACAAGGATCTGCTGGAACGGGCGTAAATATTTTAGGTACGTATGCAACTTTAGGTGCATTACAATCTGCTCACCCAACAGGAACACTTGGCGATGGATATTTAATTGGATTAAATCTTTATGTTTGGACTGGCTCCCAATGGACAGATTCTGGTCCAGTTCAAGGACCGCAAGGAACTACTGGCGTACAAGGAACTATTGGTGCACAAGGTGCAGTTGGAACACAAGGCGCAGTTGGAACACAGGGTTCAGTTGGTGCACAAGGAACTGATGGCGCACAAGGAACTACTGGCGTACAAGGAACTACTGGTGCACAAGGTGCAGTTGGAACACAAGGCGCAGTTGGAACACAGGGTTCAGTTGGTGCACAAGGAACTACTGGCGCACAAGGAACTACTGGAGCACAAGGAACTACTGGCGCACAAGGCACAGTTGGAACACAAGGAACTTTAGGCGCAACTGGAACAATACAGACTAACTCGGCGGTAGTTGGATTAATTGAAACAGCAAATGTAGTTGCAGCAGCAACATCTTCAACAATAAATATGGATGTCACTACTTCAAGCGTTTGGTATTATACAACAGGTTCAACAAGTGCATTTACTTTAAATGTTAGAGGAAGCTCTGGAACAACACTTAACTCATTATTAACTACTGGACAATCAATTACCATTGCATTTTTAAATACAACTGGAGCCTCAACAGCATCTTATCCATCAACATTTCAAATTGATGGATCTACTCAAGGTAGCATCAAGTGGTTAAATGGAACGGCACCAACAGTTGGCAATGCTTCATCAATAGATTCTTATATCTACACAATACTTAAAACAGCATCTGCAACATATACTGTATTCGGATCACAAACTAAATACGCATAAGGGGCGGAAAATAAATGCCATTATTCCAATCGCTAGCTAGTTTATCCGCAAGAGGTTTAGTAAAAGTGGGAGCAAGTAAACCATCTGCTCCATCAATTACATCTGTATCAGTAATAAACTCTACTTCAATAACATTAAACTACACACTTGGAAATGCTAATGGGTCTCCAATTACAACAATTGCAATTACATCATCCCCTTCAATAGCCCTTACTTACACAAATACAGACTTAGATGGATCCTTAACAGTTACTGGTACCTTTGTAGCAAATCAGGCATATACATTTACAATGACATCAACAAATGCTTTTGGTACAAGCGATTCAAGCTCCTCATCAAGCTCATTAACTCCGCTTGCTGCAGCCACAGTAACTGGTGGAACATTATCTTCAGATGCCACATATTACTATAGAGCATTTACGGCTAATGGCACATTTGCAGTTTCTAATTTAGCAATAAATGCTGATGTTTTAATTATTGCTGGTGGAGCTGGAGGAGGAACATACTTTGGAGGAGGCGGAGGAGCTGGAGGAGTTGTTCTTTCTTCTCAATCTTCATTGTTGGGATCAACAGCAATAGTAGTTGGTGGAGGTGGAGTTGGCGGTGCGGGAACAAGTCAAGTTGGAGGAAATGGAATAGCATCATCATTTGGATCTGTTTCTGCTTCTGGAGGTGGAGGTGGCGGTGCTGGAAATGCAACCGTTGATGGTTCTTATGAAAAAGGTGTAAACGGAGGATCTGGTGGTGGTGGAGCTTCAAATAGCATTGTAAACGTTTTTAGTCTAGGTGGTGTTGCAACTCCCGCTGGACAAGGAAATAATGGAGGCAGGGGATATAGAAGCTCTACTCCAGTTTCAACTGGAATTGGTTCTGGTGGAGGCGGAGGAGCTGGTACAGCTGGAAGCGATTGGCCATCTATGAATGGAGGCTCTGGAACTGGGTCTTATTCAGCATGGGCCTCTGCTACATCAACTGGATCTGGCGGTTACTACGCAGGAGGCGGATCTGGTTTTGGAGGATATAGTTCTTCTGGAGCTCTTATTCAGCCAACACAAGCTTATAGTCTTGGAGGCGGAGGATATGTAACATATTCTTCAATAACAAGAAGCGGTTTAGTAAATACTGGATCTGGAGGTTCTGGAGGTTTTACGGATCTAGCTAACGGTGGCTCTGGTATAGTAATTGTTAGATATCTTAAATCTGCGGTAGGTGGATAATGTCATATAAATCTATAGTTCTTTCTGATT